CCTTGCTTGGCAGTTGACTGCGTCACCGGGTAGGCCAGCGCGGCGCACATTGCCTGGGTGACAACGTTGATCAGGTTGGAATCCCAAGTGCTCTCTACCTCGTTGCGGAAGATGTAGCGCAGTTCCAGCACCGTGGTGTTCGCCTGAATCGTACGGCCTTCGACCAGGTAATCGATCTGGCAACCACTTGCACCAACCTCCAGCACTCGCAGTAGATCCGATGGCATTTCAAAGGACTGCTCATACCCGAATGACGGTGCAGCGGCATCAGGCGCAAGCACAGCTCGCTTGACGCAGCAGTTCCAAGGGTGAGAACGCAGTATGTCGTCGCGCACAGTCGGATACAGGTTCGCGCACAGCTTGGCCCGATCCAGATTGAGCTGATCGGCAAAGTCGTTGATGGTCTGTGAACCCAGCATCAACAGCGCGTTGGAGCAAATCGAAACGCCGGTCGCCGTGGCCATGGGTAAAACCTCCAGATAAAAAGACCGGGGCACGCGGCCCCGGTAAATGATTTGCCATCCTTGGCGCCGCGAATCAGTTGCCGTCGACGTATTGCAGCTTGAGGCCGATAGTGCCCGCGCCAGTTGCGGCAGCGGTCAGGGTCACAGCCACGTCGTACTGTTTGCCAGGGTCAGAGGCCAGACCCAGAGCCAACCACAGCGGTTTCTCTACGTCAGCCAGACCGAAGCCTGTGCCAGCGTCTGCTGCGTCCGCTTCATGGGTCACGTCCTGGTTGACCAGTGCAGCGGTGAGCGCTTGTGCCGACGCAAAGAAATCAACGTCGACAGCGGCTCCGGCATTCACTGACGAGATGTCGTAGATGCCGATATCACCAACGGCGGTGGTGATCGCATCGCAGGACAGAAGGACCCGGGAAATACGGTCGCCGGAGTTGATACGTACCAGGCGGTACACGGATGCAATGGAATCGGTTGCGGTTGCCTCGACGAAACCAAGGCGCTCGCGCAAACGACCACCGTCGATCCGTTGTGGCGACAGCGTTTGCGGCAGTGCGTCGGCGTTGGTAACAGCGACGGATTTGGTGGTAACTACAGCCATGATGGTTGCTCCTGAATGGGTAGAGAGAAGGCCTTAACCGCTTACGCGGTTTCGGTTACCGAGATTTCAACCACCTTCTCTTCTTCGACCCGCACCGCGCCGATGGACATCTTGGCGTAGATACGGACGTTGAAGCCCTTGCCCGGATCCTCGCCCACTTTCGTGGTGATATCGGCACCCTTGCCCAGCGTTACGCCGGACTTCGCCCACGCGTACAGCTTGCGGGTCGCGCCGTCGAACGGGGTGCGCTCGGAAGGAATCCAGTTGAACCCCATCCACTTGCCTTCAACGTCGCCGTCTTCGAGGAACTTGCCAGCCAGATAGTCAGCGCTGGTCAAGGTGGCGTCGGCGAGAATGTCGGCAGCGGCTTGAGCGGTGTAGCTGATGTACAGCTCTTCGCCGTTGTGGTTGTCTGCCTCGTTGCGACGGAACAGCTTGCGCGCCTGGATGATCTTGGCTTTGGTGAGGCCGGTGCCGCCAACCGCGATTTTCTGTGCGGTAGGCAGGATGATGTTGCCGGTGGTGGAGCGGGAGTTGCCGCCCATCGAGGCGATAACCACGTCATCCTTGGCGCGGTTGAGCGAAGCAACCATTGCCTTGACGTAGTCGGACGTCGGATCGACCAGCATGCGGATCTTGTCCTGGTCGTCGATCATGTCGCCATCGTCCCAGTCGAACAGATCCACAAAGCGCGTGCTGTGTGGTTGCTCGTTGATCGGGGTGTCAGCGTGGCGCTGGGTACGGCGCTTGGCAGTACGCTGGCCCATGCGGTTAACGGATTTGGACATGCCCACGATGTTCGGCTCGATCGTTACGCACGGCTCGAACCGGGATTTCATTTGCTGGGCCAGGTGGCGGAAGTTGTCAGCGAACTGCTGGACAAACGCCTCGGTGATTTGCTGGGACATACGATGCACTCCAATGCAGATAGTGGGTTGCCTTCCGGGTGTCCGCTTCGCGGGCCGGGGTTCCTGGCGTGCATCGGCTTTGCTGCGCCTCGGGGCTTACCGGGTATCTGCGTGCCACCGCAGGCCGGCCCATTGCTGGGATGCCTGCGATGTTTGTGCATGGAGGGTGTCGGTTTCCCGACTATTTGCGGCTGGAATCAGCTAAGGCGGGATTGAGGCTTGTTGTATTTCGAGTCGTACATCGCGTCGAGCTGGGCCTTAAGAGGTGCGCGCTTCGGGTCGTGCAGGTCGAGCTTTTGCAGTTGCTCGCGCAGTTCTGCCGCTTTGGCAGCGAAGTCCTGATCGCTGACGATGTTGCCGCCATTGATGGCGGTGTCTTCCTTCAGCTCTTTGCCGATGTTGGCGGTGAAGGCAATGAAGTCCGGGTCGTTGCCGTACTTGGCCATCAGTGCATCGAAGTTGCCCGGTGCGGTGCCTTCGCTGGCGAATGCCTGGGCAGCGCGATAGGACGCGGCAACGTTGGTGGTCATGGTCTTGTCGTCAGCCCAGACAGCTTTGAGCGCGGCCGTGCAGTCTTGCGCGGTGAGCTGCACACCACCCTCAACCAGGCCGGGTGCGGCCTTCATGTACTCGCCGATGACGTACTGCACCTGGTCATTGGTTAGGCCCTTGGCGTGTGCGCCCTTCAGAAACGACTGAGTGCCCTCGTCTTTCTTGAACTCTTCCCAGTCGAAACCCTCGACGCCTTCCAGCTTGACCGCGTATTCCTCGGCGGTTTTGGGCGGCACATCACCCGACCCCAGCCGGGTTTCAAGATGCTTGTAGGCCTCGGACATCTTGCGCGACGACGCTTCCAGATCAAGGCTGCCATCCTCTTTGTTGGTGCGGTACTTCTCGGGAATGAAGTCAGTGGTGGCTGCATTGCCCAACACGCTGGTGGCGGGAGGCGTAGCTGGTGGTGTGGCCGCCGGTGGTGCAGCAGCGGCACCATCACCACCTTCGCCAGCTTCAGCCATGAAGAAATGACCCAGTCGGCCATGGATAAACAGATTCATCGTCAGTCCCCTTGCTCGTCGTTATCGTTGGCGTCTTCTTGCACGCCGTTGGCGCGGTTGATCCGCAACACAATGTGATCGAGAACCTCACGGTTCCCGGCTTGCTTGTAGGTGGTGAGGATGGCGTCGATGCCGCCGACGGTGCAGGCATTGCGTGCAAAGCGCTGAATCATCAGCTCCAGCACGATCCGCCCTTCGTGGTGATCCTCGAATACGCGCTTGAACATCGCGTCAGTTTGCTCAACGGTCATGGCTGTCATGCTGCCGCCCCTTGCTGCTTGAGCGCGGCCTCACTGGCCTGCTGCTGGATAACTTGCTGCTGCGCTTGCTCCTGCGCCTGCTGGTTGGCCGCGGCTCGATCCTCGCGAATCTTGTCGCGGTCGGCCTCGCTACGAATGACGGAAGAGGGAACGCCCAACGCCTCACCCTTGAAGCGTTGCGCGGCATCCATGTCGATGTTGTCGAGCACCGACGGGTCTTGCGTTTCCTTGGCAACGGCAATAGCTCCACCCACGAACTGGTCAATGGCGGTGACTTCCTCCAACTTCTGCGACCTGGCCAACGGCGACAGATAGCGCACGGTGAAATTGCGGCCGGCCAGCGACTCGGGGGCAGTTCCCAGCACGCCAGCGCGGTAGGCAATGCCAAAGCACCGCTCAATCAGCGGTTGCAGGTATTCGGTTTGCAGTCGGCCATAGACCGGGCCGAGCAGTTGACGGATCAGGTTCACGCGTACGTGCACCTCGGTGGCTGTCATCGCCGGGCCGTCCTGTGCCTGGAGCTGATCGGCCATCAGGATCTTTCGAATGGAAGCCTGCAAGCGGGCGATCTTCGTCTCGGCGTACTGGAAGTTTGAACCGCTCTGCAAAGGCTTCATGCTGTCCACAGAGTTCGCAACGATGATCTTGCGCGGGCCTACCTTCACCGTCCGAGGGTTGAGCACGCCGTCGTCTTCGGCGATCCACATCCCCGCAATGGCCAGGTCGCCGGCAGCCAAGTCCATGCGGCACAGCTCGTTGAGGGTGCGAGCGTCGGGCAGTGCGTCAAACACCGGACCAACCGCGTAGACGCTGTCCGGGATCATCATCCAGCGCGGAACGACGACTGGCATTTCGTGGTAGCCCGACTCGCTCACCAGCTTCTTGGCCTCAACCTCGACCTTGCAGGAAGCGATCGGCATGTTCTTCGCCAGCTTGGCGCCGACCATGTACGTGCTGCGTGGGTAGATCGCATGAACGAACTTCACCAGCTCCTGCGGCTTTTCCTTCGCCAGCTTGCGGGTGTTCTCGCTCAGGTTTTCCTCACCGAACTCATTCACCGCCTGCTCGGCCGTGAGCCTGTACTCGCGATACACGGTGTCGATCTTGCCGCCAGCTTTGGACGCAGAGGCGTACACGCTCGCAATCGGCCACAGGTCGAAGGTAAACCCGCCCTTCTCCATGTCCTGATCGATGTACAGGGCAAACCACCCAGCGCAAACAACGTCGATCAGCCCTTCAAAAGCGGCCGCGTCGAAGTTGGATGCGTGGATGTTCTGCCAGAGGATGTCGGCCGAGCTGTCCAGCCAGCGGCGCTCGTCGTCGGTTTCCTGCCCGACGTCCATGCCGAACCACAGCGAGTTCGCCGGGGTCAGGCCTGACATGATGCCGCTCGACAGGATCCTCGCCGCGTCGGTGGTGGTGCCATCGATCATCCTGGCCTTACGCATCTGCGCCTCAATGGCCGTGATCTGTTCCGTGCAAAAGCCACTGCCCCGGATGGGATAGCTGTGATCGAAGCAATCGCGCCAGACCGACTCATGCGGCGAGCGGAGAGACTTCAGGGTGCTCAACGTTTTGGCGATCTGGTCGGCGTTCATGCTCCGAGAGTCCTTTTCCCTTGGTTAAGCACGGAGTCGGTGGCGGATGTTGCAGCGCCACTGACGGGTGAGCCGCGCGCGCCGGCGCTCGACAGCAGACTGCTCTGCTGCTTGCGCACTTTGCGGGCGGCGGTTTCGGAGTTGGCTTTCTGGGTTGCCAGGTCTGCCGCCTTCTGCGCTTCGACCTGAGGGTCTGGCGCCGCAACGACCTGAGGTTTCTTCGGTTTGCTCCCCACGGGCCTTACTCCTTCACTGGTGGCTCAGGGCACAGCCAGCCTTCAGCGGTGAGTACTGGCTGCTTGAGCGTGGCTGCGTTGATGGCGGTGGTGGATTCGGCGGCTTTGGCAAGGGCTGCGCGGTCTTCGTTGCGCTCTGGGTCCAGCACCAGCGGTTCGCCGCCATCGGTCAGGCGCTGAGCCTCGACCACAGCCTCTTCCTTGGTGCCGGTGAAGTCGCCGATCTTGGTGCCAGCCCCATCGATGACGTAGAAAACACCGCCGGAGCGATGCTTGGGAGTGAACACAGGGGCTTGTGCCTGAGCGGTGCCCTGCTCGCTGGCGCCGGTCGTGCCACCGGAATCACCAGTGGTGGTGGGCGCCAACGGCGTGATGGTGCCCAGCGTTTCGCCGGGGGTTTGAGCGGTAAGGTTCTCTGGTGCGGGCATGGTGCTGGCCTCGGTGTGGTTGTTGATCAACGAGGGCCAGCATCTGAGAGGTGAGCTGTCGGGTTCCCGACTATTTGCGAGGGATGCAGGAGGTGCTGACGTAGTCCTGTAGCGCGGTCAGGGCGATGATGGCTTCGTCTCCATCGTTGGCGGTGGCGACAATTCGCGTAGCAGACGCTGGGTCAAGTTCGGCTCTCGCTTCTGCATCATCCACGCTGGTGGTGGTGGCGGTTCGCACTGCGGGACAGGCTGCCTTGACGGACAGCCGCTGAGCGCCAGTACCGACGCGAGCAAGCAGATCTTTGTTGTGGGCCTGAGCATCGGTCAGCTCCTTGGTGTGTTTGGTGTCGAGTTCCAGCAGCAGGCGCTGGGTGTTGCGGCGAGAGGCGGCAACGGCCTCCAGCTCGCTTATGGCGCTCTCGGCGCGGGTCAGGCTGGTGCTGACATGGTCGAGACGCCAGAGGGCCAGCAGCAGGCCGACAATGAGCGCTGCGCAGATGCCGGCGAGGACCTTCATTGCGCCCCCATGCACTGTGCGTGGCGCTGTAGTTGGCGCGACCAAACGCCCGGGCAACGCTTGTTCCCGGGCGTGGAGCAGTCGAAACCAGCGGCGTATCGGTACTTGAGCAGGTCGGTGCAGGCCTGTGCGTAGTTGCCCGCCTGCAGGTCGCGGCGCATCGAGGATTGGCGCCAGGTGCCGATGCCGTACTGCCCCACAAAGTCCATGTACAAATCGAACTCAGCCGGGAACAGCTTCACGCCTGGCAGCGAGGAGGCGAACAGCTTTTCGTCTTGGGTCAGCAGATTGCGGGCCAGCACCTCAGCGCGCTTGGGGGTGATGCGGTCGCCCATCTGAACGGGCTGGCCGTCCTCGTATCGAGTCGAGCCGTGGCCGATGGTGGGCACGTCGCCCTTGGTGGGGATGATTGCGTGATTGGTGTAGCCCTCGTTGGCCTTCCACGCGCCGAAGCCGGCAAGGCTCACGGTCAGCAGGCTCACGGCGATGCGCTGGTGGGTCTGGCTCATAACCGGCACTGCTCGCGCAAAGCCTTGATGCGCTCAATGCTCTCCGCGTGCTCTCGACGATCCTTGCGCACCTGGAAGTACAGGTTGATCAGCAGGCCAAGAACCGCAATGACAACTCCTGACACGCCTATCCAGTTCACTTGGGAGAAGAAACCCACAAGGCCAACAGCGCCCCCTGTGAGCATCCCTTTGCTGGCGACTGACGCGCCCACGACCTCTACGATGCTCTCCGGTGCTGGGTTGGCCATGTTGCTGCTCCTGACTGGGGCTTTCATGGTTGGGCCTCCAGGGTCAAAAAAAAGCCCCGCACTGTGGCGGGGCAGCGATGAGCGCAAGGATCATCGGGGTGAGGTGTCGGAATCCCGACTATTTCG